TGGTGGTAACGCCGTATGGCGCGGTGAGTGGGGAGGAGCCGTATTCCTGCGGTACTCCGAAGTGTGGAATATCTTTGAACTTCACGGGCCACAGAAACGGGTAACGCAACTTGAAGAACTTAGCCTGTCCCCTGGTGATTTGTTTGCTAACGACTGGGCAGTAGTTGTACTTGATCCACAGAGCGGACTGGTGAAACAATGACAGGTTTTGTAGAGCCAAAGATTCCAGCAGGTGGCTTTGTACTTGGACACGTTGGTACATACAAAGAGTGCATAAAGTTCCTTATGCAAACAATGCAAGACTGGATACAAAGTAAAGAGCTTGTAGGTTTTTCATCAAGTCCAAGTTTCCTATGGGCAATGAATGCCGAACTCAAAAAGTTTGATCACTTGACGTATGACAACCGCCTGTTATTTGGATACCAGCATGACATCGTAAACGAAGACATCGACATCATCTGGGTCAAAATCCATTTCAGAGACAAGATAGAAGGTCTAAACAAATGATTACCTTTGCCCTTGGTATCCTGCTGGGCGCTGGGTGCTTGGCTGTCTACAATGAGATGTACACAAGATGGTTGTACGCTGATGTCAAGAGACGCGCGAAACAGCAAGGCATCACAGAGCGTCAGATGAAAGATGCCCTTGTATGGGCAACCAAAGAAGAAATCGAGGCTAACCTGATTGGCAAGTAGAGTAATAAACAAAGAGATTGAGCAGGTCGCTATTGACCTGCTCAAGCATCATCCACGCAACGCTAACCAAGGTGATGTCGAAGCCATCAAGAAGAGCCTAGCAGTAAACGGCTGGTACGGCTCTGTGGTGGCTAACCTGAGCACAAAGCACATCCTAGCGGGAAATCATAGGGTGATGGCTGCGAAGGCTCTAGGCTGGGAAACTGTACCCGTGCAATGGGTTGACGTTACACCGGAAGAAGAGCTGCGCATTCTTGTTGTTGATAACCGGACTACCCGTATCGGGCAAGATGACACCACCAAGATAACAGACATCCTTGCTGAACTTGCCAACACGCCTATCGGCTTGGAAGGTACCGGGTATGGCGCAGCCGACCTTGATGCTTTGATTGATGAACTGGCTGGTATGACGGAGCCTGCTGAGTTGCTAACCGATCCAGATGAAGTGCCGGAGGAAGTAGAGACACGATGCAAGGCGGGAGACCTTTGGATTCTTGGTAGGCATCGATTGCTTTGCGGTGACAGTACCAGTGTTGATGACGTGGCACGGCTAATGGATGGCAATACTATCGATGCTGTTGTGACAGACCCACCTTATGGCATTGACGCATCTAACATGACACTTGGCTCAGGTAAAAAGGATTTTGTTGAGCGTGGTGATTGGGATAAAGAAAGACCGGACGTAGCTAGACTTTTAACCATGGCAGACCAAGTCATAATCTGGGGTGGCAACTACTTTACAGACCAACTGCCACCTACAAATGATTGGTTATGCTGGCATAAAAAGAATGATGGTTTGTCGTTTTCTGAGTTCGAGTTAGCATGGACAACGCTTGGTAAAAACTGTAGACACTTGGCTCATCACTGGTCTGGTGAACAGAAACAACATCCAACACAGAAACCATATCCGGTTATGGAGTGGTGTGTATCATTGACAGAGGGGCTTGTATACGATCCATTCCTTGGTTCAGGTACGACCCTTATTGCAGCTGAACAGTTAGGGCGCAAGTGCTACGGGATGGAAATCAGCCCTAAGTATTGCGATGTGATTATTCAGCGATGGGAAAACGCCACAGGGCAGAAGGCGGTGTTAGATGGCAGGTAGACCAACCAAGTACAACGAGGAAACAGAAACACGCATCACACAAGCACTCAGGGCAGGTAATACACGCCGTGCTGCTTGTGCTTATGCTGGTATCTCACAGGATACATTTGCCAACTGGCTAAAATCTAATTCGCATTTTGCGGACGCTATAGAAAAAGCAGAAGGTGATGCCGAGGTTCGTAACGTGGCTATCATTCAAAAGGCAGCTGATAGCACATGGCAAGCTGCTGCATGGTGGTTAGAGCGTAAGCACAAGCAGGAGTGGTCTAGCAGGGTGGAACAGACAGGCGCAGACGGTTCACCTGTCAAGGTAATCGTGGAGTACGCTGACAAACCATAATGCCTGATATTAGATTAGTACTACCCCGACCTCATGAAGCACAGCAGGTGATAATGGCACAGGCAAGGCGATACAACGTCCTTGCCTGTGGCTGAGTAGGTCGAAGATTCGGGAAAACCACACTCGGTGGTAACTTGCTCAGTGACCCGGTTCTCCGGGATGCTTTGCCATGCGCTTGGTTTGCGCCTACATACCGCTTGCTAGAAGAGGCATACAACGATCATAAGCGTATCTATGCTCCTGTAATCCGGCGAGCTGTGCAGACACCTGCTCCACGCATCGAACTGATAACCGGGGCAGCAATTGATTACTGGACTCTTGATGACCCTAGCACCGTTGCCCGTGGTCGAAAGTACAAACGGGTTATCATTGATGAAGCCGCCATGGCTAGGCATCTAGAGCAAGCCTGGACTGAAGCCATACGCCCAACGCTTACAGACTACAAGGGGGATGCTTTCTTTCTGTCTACGCCTAAAGGCTCTAACTATTTCAAAACCTTGTACGGCATGGCTGGTGCAGATTCGGACTGGATGGCATGGCAGATGCCTACCACGGCTAACCCGTGGATTGACGCTACCGAAGTAGACAAGGCTGGTGAGTCCCTGCCAAGCATCGCATTTCGTCAGGAGTACCTAGCGGAGTTCGTCGATGCAGCTGGGGCAAGAATCAAGCGTGAATGGTTGCGATATGGCGATTGTCCCGAAGGGTTGCCTACCTACATCGGTGTAGACCTTGCAATCTCTACGAAGTCTGAAGCCGACTACACCGGGGTGGCTGTTGTATCCCGTGGTGAAGATGGCACGATCTACGTTAGAGACATCAACCGTACCCGCGCTGACTTTGCTTCCGTGCTACGCTTCATTGAGGCGATGGCGGATAAATGGAAACCTACCATGATTGGCATTGAACAGGTGCAATATCAGGCGGCTGTTGTGCAGGAGCTCCTACGGCGAACAAAACTGCCGATACGGGGCATCCGCCCAGACAGAGACAAAGTGACACGCTTTGCGCCTCTAGAAGCCCGATACGAACAAAGCCAAGTCATGCACTGCCAAGGGCTCCCGGCTTACTTTGAAGATGAGCTGCTATCCTTCCCTGTTGGTCGGCATGATGACGTGGTGGATGCTCTGGCTTATGCTTGGCAGGTGTGTGGATCTAAGCGTTCATGGGGTGCAGTCTAAAAATATATATCTCTATACCCTTGTAGCGTATACACAATAGGTGTATATTAGTGGTGTGAATACATTGACATTTGACAACGCTTACACCGCATGGCTAAGCAAGGATGCTCGTCGCTGTGATGAATCGTTTTATACCAATGATAACCGGCCAGCTTGTTACCCTGAAGTAAGACATTTAGCCGGTCGCGCATGGCGCATCAATCGTAAAACTGGATCGCAGATTTTCAAGATGTCCCACAAAGGGTATACGGCAATAATAACAATTCACGAGAATGTGATGCACGTAGACACAAGTGTAGAAAATTGTTATATCGGTAACTTTTGGTTTACTGTTACGCAATAAGGAGTAAAGTCGCACAGGCCCCCGCAAGGGGGCTTTTTCTTTTTGTGGGATACTGGGAGCATGGGTATCTTTGACCGCTTCCTTGGGCGTAAGGCCGCCGCTAATCCTACACAAGCATTGCCATTGCCGCTTAGCCAGTCTAGGGACATCTACCTAACCGGTTACGGCTCTGGTCAGCTGCAGACATTGCTACGCCGGGCGCTCCCTGGAAGCACTAAGGACTGGGCGAGGGTAGCCGGTGACTTAGGCTTGAATGGGGTTGTCGCTAGTGCCATTGACTGGTACGTTCGGAACTACCCACAGGCCACGCCGCGCTACTACCGACCGGTAGACAGCCAGCAGGCGGAGCCGGTAGAAGACCACCCGGTGCTACAGCTCATGGCGCAGCCTGATCCGATGATAATGGGTAGCCTTTTCTGGGGCTGGGTCATTCAAGATTTCAAATTGTTTGGCAACACTTACCTACGCAAGATTCGCTCTTCCACCCGTGGCACGGTGACCGCCTTACAGTTTCTACCGCAGGACATGGTCAGACCTGTTGGTAATGGCATCAACCCGCTAACGCACTACGTCTACACCACGGACGGGCGCTCTTTCGACATCCCGGTTTCCGACATGATTCACATCCGGTACGGCAGAGACCCAAGCGATATCCGCCTTGGTAGAGCGCCGCTCACCGCTGTTCTGCGCGAGATTGCTACCGACAACACGGCAAGCACTACCGCTTATGGACTCTTGGCAAACGGGGCTATGCCTTCATTGATTGTCGGGCCTGATGCCAAAGAGACAACCGTTGATATGTCTATGGATGATGCTCGGCAGGTCAAGCGGCAACTGCATGAAGACCTTACCGGGGACGGGTCAGGCGGCATCGTGGTTATGACCGGTGCGTACAAGATGGATAGGGTTAGCCTTACGCCTTCCGAGCTTGCTTTGGATTCTGTGAGACGTGTACCGGAAGAGCGCATCTGTTCAGCCCTTGGTATCAACCCTATGGTCTTAGGCCTTGGGTCAGGCTTGGAGCGGTCTACCTACAGTAATTATGAGAGAGCCCAA